TAATATATATTTTTTAATCTTAAAGCACTGCAAAAAGCAATTCAAAAGCCCCTCTTGTGAGGGGCGAAAGGAGCCAACTCATGCGAATTATAAAGACATATGAAAAAGAACTTAACTATATAAAAGACCACTATGAAAACGATTGGGAACAAGGTTATTTGACCAATGACGTATATGAATGGCTTTCAGCTGTTGCGGATAGGTTAGGCGGTCAAGTCGACATTATGGAATATATAAAAAATTGTCTTGATGAGTTCGACGACTACGACAGCGGAGAGATAGAAGTATGGGCAAATAAAATTGTTACACGCTATGAAATTAGCTCATTCTTAAAGACATTATACTTTTTAAGCGTTTTATTAGCGGACGAAACAAACGAAATAGACTGGTAAGGAGGCAAACCATGAACGAATACATAACAATAGGACACATTGAAAAACAACTAGAAAAAACCCACCCATTAATAAAAAGAGAGCTCTTATTGAGTATTGTCGGAGCACTTGAGGAGGGGACACTTGAGCCCCTCAGCCTCATCGAGGCTACTCAAATACAAGCTCATAGGAATGGATGGGCACCAATACCAGCATGGCTATATAACGACATGGGGAGCCGTGAGGCTTTTACAAAATATTTACAGAGCGTCGGAGTTGATCCAGCTGGCTCCGATGATTTTATACACTTGTATTCTGATGAATATGGCGATTGGTATGCAGATATATCCAAATTAGCAGAGGAAATTTACTAATGACTAAAAAGGAGCTTGAGCAACAAATAAGGGACTTTACTATAACATCAACAAGACTAGCAAACAGTATGACAAAAATGAGAGATGCAAAAAGAGCTATAGAACAACGAGCCCAAGACAACGAGGGCGAGCTCACACCTGACGAGGCGGCACGACATACTATACTAGCTGGATTATATGAAAAGGCTTATAGGGATATTGTAAAAGCCCTTAATAAATTCCCATAAAACACAAATTGAATACACCTATTGAAACCTTGATTTGTCGATAGGTGTATTTTTATACCCTTTTTGCACCGCTCAGGGCGGTCAAGACGTATGCAGGCGGTAAGCCAATAAGAAGAACCGAGGAGGTCAAGACGTATGGAAAGCGTAACAATAGAGCAACAAATAGAGTTAGAAAAGTATTACACAGACCTAGCTCAAGAGACATTCAAGAAACGACTAGAGCAAGCAAGAAATCAAGGGCGAATAACTAGCCAGCCCTTAGGCAGTGGCTTGAAGAAGCTCTTTGTCGAAGCCCTAGCAACCAATATAGGGGCATGGATAGATGAGAACACCAAGCCAAAGCGAGGGGTAGGCAAGAAGTATAGGGAGCTTTTAAAAGCAATGCTTGAAGCGTTCGGAAAGGACGCTCTAGTGCTCAATATTTGTGCTACAGTGCTAGAAAAAGCTATCAATGAGACCCTAGCGACAGACCATAAGGCGAGTGTATCAAGTTGTGGCTACCAAGTAGGCAACAGTCTATATTACAACGCTAAGACTGAAGCCTATCTCAAGCAGGACGGCACAGGTACGCAAGTCAATCGTATTCAAGAGGGCTTAGACAAAAGAACTTATATGTATCAAAAGACAAGCCATATCAAAGGGGTTATGAAAAAGAACCAATTTGAATGGATAAAGTACGAAAAGGGGGCAATAGTGAACTTAGGAATAGACATATTATATATCCTAATTAAATCTACAGACCTAATTACTACTAGCCAAGCGAATGACAGGACGCTTTACCTAGAGCCATCTCAAGCACTATTAGATACATACAGATACAATGCAGAATTTATCAGTCAGTTTATTGTCGACCGCACACCAACGATCGTGAAGCCTAAGCCATGGACTGACATGAGCCAAGGTGGATACTACGGAGCAATGAAAAAGCGACTACACTTTATGCGTATCAGCCATATTGTTGGTAAAACAAAAGTGGTCAAGTCATACATCAAAAAGATACAAGATGTTGACTTGAGCAAGATATATGAAGCAGTCAATAAAATTCAAGAGACACCTTATCGTATCAATAAAGGTATGTATGAGGTAGTCAATGCAATATTTGAGCAAGACGGAGGAATAGCTGGTATAGCAGGCTTTGAGCCTCACGCACCTGAGCCAGTAAGAAACACCTTTGAGACCAAGCAAGACTTTGGAAAGCGGTTTTATGAGTGGCTAGAGATTGAAGTAGCACGTCGTAGTAAAGCCCTAAGAGCAATGAGACTGTTTAGATATGCTAAAGAATTTAAACAGTACGACAAAATATACTTCCCTTGCAACATCGACTTTAGAGGGCGGATATACCCAATACCACTCTTTAACCACCAAGGGGACGACTTTATGAAGTCCTTAATAGAATATGCAGAACCTGTACCGCTCAAGGATAGCCAAGACATAGAGCTCTTTTACTGGCAAGGGGCTAACCTATGGGGCAACGACAAAGTATCTCATAGTGAACAAGTGGAATGGGTGAAAGCTCACCACTCTCATATTGTCGACAGTGCAAAGAACCCTTTGGACTACCTATGGTGGACTGACGCAGATGAGCCTTTACAGTTCTTAGCATGGGCTATGGAATACGTCAAGTCTCTTGAGTACTACGAGGAACACAAGACATATGAGGGCTACAGTTGCCCTTTAGTAATTGCATATGATGGCACTTGCTCAGGGCTACAGCACTACTCAGCAATGCTAAGAGATGAAGTAGGCGGATCCGCAGTGAACCTAATCGACCATGAAAGACCAGCCGACATATATCAACAAGTAGCCGATAAGGTACTCAAGATTGTCGAACAGGATGCAACAAGCGGAACACTTGATGAAGTCGAAAAGGAAGCAGTAGGAGGCGGACAAAGGGTACACTTTGGAACACGCTCAATGGCTCAAGCATGGTTAGCTCATGGGGTAACACGCAAGGTAGTGAAGCGTAACGTAATGACACTAGCATACGGAAGCGGTCAATACGGCTTCCAAGAGCAAATCTACGAGGATACTTGCAAAGGCAACACACACTTCAAGAGATTTGAAAAGCCTTGTGCAAAGTACATGGCTAAGCTGGTATGGCAAGAGGTACAGACAACAGTAATAAGTGCTACAGAGGGCATGAAGTATCTCAAAGAACTAGCTAAAGTGCTCACTAAACATGGACTACCAGTGAATTGGTGGACACCTTTAGGGCTACCAGTACAGCAACAATACCTGAAGCTAGTACAGAAGAGCTTCCGTACTAGATTTGGAGACAGGGTAAGGTGGCATGGCTATTATCAAGACGTAGCGGATGATGAAGCACTGGATGCTAATGGACAAAAGAATGGTATAGCACCTAATTTTATCCATAGCCTAGACAGTACTCACCTAATGATGGTAGTCAATGAAGCTGGATTAAAGAACTATACAACAATCCATGATAGCTTCGGTACTTCATTAGGAGAAGCTAGGCACCTACAAAAAGTAATCCGTGAGCAACTCTTTCAACTATACACGGAGCACTCACCACTTGAAGAATTTAGACAATATGTACAAGAAATGACTGGAGAGGACTTATCAGATATTGTCGAACCGCCTAAAGGCAATTTAGACCTAAAGAATATCCTAACAAGCACCTTTATTTTTCACTGAGTACTTTTAATGTACCCACGAGATAGAGGAAAGCAACAGTCCTCTTTTTCGTGGCAGTACAGAAAGGAGCGTAAGGTAATGAACGCAGAAAAGACAACAAAAAGAATAACAATGAGCTACGACGAGTATCAAGAAGAACTTAGAACAGCAAAGATTGAGTGTGAGAACAGAAGATACACTGAAAGTAATCTTTGTGTAGAACACATAAGAAAAATAAGCAAGCTGGAAAAAGAGCTCAGAGCACTAGAAATCAGAAATTTTCAAGAGGTAACACACTATAAAAAAATTAGCTGACGAAAGAATGGCATCAGTGTTAAAGAGAGAAACAGCTTTTATAACAGCAAGTATAATCGCGTGTTTACTGGGTACAGTAGCCATTTATGAAGCAATAGTATTATTATTAGGACGCTAAAGGAGAACACTATGAAAGTAAAGATTGACATGAAGACGCTTGAAGTAATTTCTGTAGAACTAGACACAAATAAAAGTAAAGACGACTTCATATTGAGGTTTTTAAGAACAAAAGACAACACGAAAGTAGTTGAAAGCATTGTAGAGAAACTAGAAGAAAACGAGGTAATAGTATAATGATTATCCAAGTTGCAGAAGTAAAGAAACTATTAAAAGACATCGAGGTTTTACATGAGGAAACAGTTACAAGTCTAAAGGCAGAAATAGCGAAACTTGAGAATGAACTATTAGAAGCACGAAAAGCCAACAGAGAAATAGCTAAGTTAGCTATGGATCGCTATTTTGAAATTAAGCGACTTAAGAAAGAAATAGAAAAAGAAAAGGTTTTCTTAGTAGATGACGGGGGCAAACCAATTAAGGAATTCACGCTAAAAGGGACACTTAAATTAATAAAAGAACCTGCTGAAGAAAAACTAGAAGTAGGCAAGTGGTACCATACTACAGATTTTAGTTTAGAAGAACTAAAGGAACTACTACCAGTAGGAACAAAAGTCGAAGCAGAAAAAGAAGTATTCTACCAAAATATAGACATAGAGCCACCCAACGTAGTAGAACAGTGTGAAGTTAAAGAAGTAATAAAAGGTATACCTAACCAAAAGACATATATTTCAAAAGGAGAAGCCTTTTTTAAAGAGTGGTTTAAAATCATCGAGGAGTAACAATGGCTAAAAACTTTAGAGCACAACAGGTGCACTACAGACGATTACAACTATTATTCTTAATTCAAACATACTTGACTGGAAACTGGAGATAACATCATGAATACAAATAGCAAACACTACGAAGAACTAAACATTCAACCATGGGAAATCATGGAGCGAAACTTCACCACTGAGGAATTTGTCGCATACCTTAAAGGGAATATCATTAAGTATACCTTACGAGACAAAGGGCAAGACTTAACAGACGCAGAGAAAATCAAGCACTACGCTGAGAAACTAATTGAAGTGCTTGAGAAGAAAGAGATAAATGAATTTCTTGAAGAGGACGCTGAGCGTATCTATGGTAAACATAAGTTTAAAGTAGGTGATCGTGTAAGAGTGTTAGAGAATAAATATAAAGGAACAATTATTAGAACACCAACAGAGAAGTACGCATACAAAGACAGCTATCTAATTTGTTTAGACTGGGACTATATGGGCTGGACAGCAAATAAAGATAAAGAGGGAATTGATGCTGAAAACGTATGGCAAGTTAGAGAAAGCGGAATCGAACTGCTACAAGAAGAACCAAAGAAAACCTTAAAACCCAACAAGTGGTATGACGCTGAGGACTTTACAGCGGAAGGACTAAAAGAACTACTACCAGTATGGACTAAGGTAGTCGTAACTTACCAACATGACAATAAGCGTGAAGTAGACTTTAAGTCAGAAAGACTTTTAAATACATTAGTCAAAAACATTGGTATACGAGCTACAAAGGAAGAGACACGAGTAGGTATAACAGCAGATTGCTGGTGGAGACGTTATTTTAAAATCGTAGAGGAGAACTAAAATGGAAGATACAAAAGTAATTGAGAACAAACCTAAACGTAAAGAACTAATGGAACAAATTGAAAAACTAAAGAGTGAATTAAGTAGTGCTAAGTGGAACCTAAAATGGGCTAAAGAGCATAAAACGGAAGCAAAAGCTAAAGTCAAGGAACTACAAGCATACATTAAAGGACTAAAAGGTGAGGACTTAGCAGAAGAAGAGGAGGAATAAAGTGAACAAAGAGCAAATAGAGGCTATCTTTAAGGCACAATTAGATAAGATCGACAGCATAACTTGTAGCACTTTAGAAGATGAAATATTCAAGTTAGAACATATCTTTATAGCGACATTAAAGCTATTAGAAGATACTGAACGAGACAATAGAGCACTAAGAGCTTATATTGAAATTAAGAATGGAAAGGGCATTTAATGGCACGCACAAGCACTAAGAAAACACAAGAAACAGAAACAATCACAATGAATGGTGAGCAGGTGCTCATCGAACTAATTAATGACAACGCAGTAATTCCAGAAACAAAGACAGAGGGAGCTGGCTGTATGGACATTACAATTCCAATGACAGTCTCAGTACCGCCAGTAACAGTACAAACGAGAGCTACAGAAATTCCTTTAGGCTTTAAAGTAGTAATTCCTAAAGGACACACAATGCGGATCCAGTTACGTTCAAGTGTAGGGCGAGACTATCCAATTAGCTTAGCAAACATTGAGGGTATTGTAGATGAGGACTTCCGAGGTGAAGTAACGCTCTTTGTACGCAACTACAGTAAACACATTGTAATGCTAGAGCAAGGCATGAGAATTGCTCAATGCTGGCTTGAGAAAACATTACCAATGACTTTTGTCGATGGTGAAGTACTGGAAGATACTGAACGAGGAACTGAAAGCGGTTCTACAGGAAAATAAAATAGGTTACCAAAGGCACTCCTGAGGGAGTGTCTTTTATTATGGTGGGGCATTCCTGAGGGAGTGTCCCTTAATACGTCATAAAGGAGACAAATAAATGGCAAAACAAAAACTAGGTAAAGACTTTATGTTAAGTGGTACAGCTTGCTGGGCTCACACTGACAGCCCTGAGACCTACGAGGGGAATGAAATTGGGTACTCAATCATGGTTAAACTTGAGAGCGATGAGAAAACAGAGGCTTTCAAAAATGCACTTGAAGAGCTCTTTAATGAAGCAGAAGCTCAATTAGACAAGAAAGTAAACCGCAAAGTACCAATCAACTTAGCAGTCAAAGAGGATAAAGAATATGGTGAGTGCTTTAAAGCTAAGACAAAGCATGAATTTAAAGACAAAGTAACTGGCGAACTCATTAAACGTACTTTACGAGTATTCGACACATATGGTGAGCCACTACCTAAAGGCACAAAAATCGGTAATGGTTCTAAAGTCAAAGTAAAGGTTACAGCAGATCCATACATCATGAGCTCTAAGAACTATGGCATTACTTTACGCTTAAACGCAGTACTTGTAGAAGAACTCAAAGAATACACAGGTGGTGGTTCTACAGCTGAGAGCTTCGGTTTTGAAGTAGCACAAAAGCCTGACACTGACTTTGATGATGAAGCAGTAGAGTGGTAATGAATGGCTAAGGGCTGGACTTTTAGTCGCTTAGGAGGCTTTAAAAAGCGTACCGACAAGAGTACTAGAAGTGGCTTTGAGAGCAAGGTAAAAGCTAACCTTGAGAAAGCTAAGGTACCCTTTGAGTATGAAACAATGAGGGTACCATACACGACCACTCACTACTATAAACCTGACTTTATATTGTCGAATGGAATTATTGTCGAAGCCAAAGGGCTGTTCCTACCTGAGGACAGGAGTAAGCACTTAGCAATCAAAAAGCAACACCCTGAGCTAGACATTCGGTTCCTATTCATGAGAGACAACTATATCAGTAATAAGACAAAAGCTAACAAGTATAGTGATTGGTGCAAAAAGAATGACTTTAAGTATCATATCGGTACAGCAATACCTAAGAAATGGATAGAAGAGAAAGGGGGTAAAACGAATTAAAGCATACGGAAAACTTAAAGAACGTAAAGAAACAAAATACATTAAAGTAACGCAGTACGCATTACACGACAAAGACCCTCAAGTAATCTTGAGAAACAGTCAAAAGGCAGGCTACCTGTTCTTCCCTCACCACTACTTAATCACAGCAGATGGAACAGTCAATAAGTTCCGACCTGAAGAAGCAGTAGCATTTGGTGAAATAGACAACTATGACACTACTATTAGTGTTCTAGCTGACATCACTGAGGAAGCTCAAGCCAGCTTAGAAATCGTGCTCAATGCACTGCGAGAGCAATATAAAGGAGTTGAAGTCATTGAGTGATACACGAGACGAGCTAAAGGAATACGAGTGCATGATGGACAGAAAGCATAAAGCCATCACAGTATATGCTAAGCAAGTTAAGTACTTTGAAGTCGAGCTTGAGAATGTCTCAGAGAATGAAGCTATAGAGCAAGCAAAAGCTCAGATTAATTGTCGAGACATAGAAGCAGACGACGAAGAAGTACTGATTGAAGACATGGATATTCATGACTAACACATCAGAAATTCTCAATGCTCATCTTCCGTGCCCTGATTGTGGCTCATCTGACGCACTCACAGAGTACACTGACGGACACACTTATTGCTTCTCTTGTGAGACACACCATAATCACAATGAGGAGAAGTCTAAGACAACTGACAGCTCATTCATAAGTGATATGACATTGAAGCCATTGAAAGCTAGAGGTATCACTGAGAGCACCTGTAGGAAGTATCAGTACTACTATACGAACTACAAAGGACAGCCTTGCCAAGTCGCCAATTACTTTGATGCATATGGAACTCTTGTCGGACAAAAGCTACGCTTTAAAGACAAGTCATTCGCTATCAAAGGAAAACTCAGTACTACATTCTTTGGACAGCAACTATACAACAATGGAGTACGACTAATCATCACTGAGGGAGAAATTGATTGTCTAACAGTTAGCCAACTACTGGGAAATCAAGAGCCAGTGGTAAGTATTCCCTGCGGTGTACAGAGTGCACGTAAGGTGTTTGAAGCTAATCTAAAGTGGCTTGAGGGCTTCGATGAGGTAGTCGTAGTATTCGACAATGATGAGGCAGGACGCAAAGGAGCTCAAGATATAGAGGGCATTTTATCGCCTGACAAGCTCCGTATAGCTACGCTCAAGCAGTACAAAGACCCTAATGAGTATTACTTAGCAGACAAAGGTAATGAGCTTTTAGAAGCTCTTGAGAACGCAAAGAAAGTAACACCTGAAAACATAATCAATGCTGATACATTACTTGATGACCTCTTAGAGGAGCCTGAAGAAGTAACAGGGTACTCACTACCATGGGCTGTAAAGGCAGACAAAATGATACGAGGAGTACGCAAAGGTGAAATCACAATGCTAACCGCTGGTACTGGCATAGGTAAGTCCACGATGATCCGAGAGCTAGGCTACCACTTAGTCATGAAGCATGGCTTAAAGATAGGCTCAATGATGTTAGAGGAAAACGTCCTTAGAACTTCTAAAGGCTACATCGGTTTATACCTAAACAGACCAGTACACATCAGTCGTAAAGGGATAACCAACGACCAATATGAGGAAGCGTTTAATAAGACCTTAGGCAGTGGCAAATTCATAATGTATAACCACTTTGGTTCACTAGACAACTCATCAATTCTTAATGCTATACGTTATATGGCTGTAACAGAGAAGTGTGATTTTATTCTCATAGACCACATCAGTATAGCCGTAAGTGGCATTGAGAGTAACAATGAGCGGAAACTGATTGATATTCTTATGACACGTTTAAGACAACTTTGTGAGGAGCTAGGAGTAGGACTTATTTGTATTTGTCATCTAAAGCGTGGTGATGGCAAGAAGAGTGCTGAAGAGGGCGGTAGCATTTCTCTTGAGGACTTGCGAGGCAGTCAAGCAATAGCACAGTTGTCGGACACAATTATAGCACTAGAACGTAACCAACAAGCCGAGAGCGACGTTAAGAAAAACCTAGTGCAAATTCGAGTATTAAAATGTCGACAAACAGGGGATACAGGAATAGGAGGAAAACTTTGGTTTAACAAAGAGAAAAACCACCTAGAAGTGCCTGATGCAGACCTATTGAACGACATAGAAAGAGATGAAGAGGTACCTGAATTTTGACAAAAACCGATGAGTACATGGACTGGTTAGAAAGAAAAGTGCAAGAGGCTAAAGATGAAATGAAAGAAGCCTTAACGCACCTAGACCACGACAGAGCTCAAATCAAATATATAACTCTATTGAAAACCTATAACAAAGCTAAGGAGTTATCACTATGAAAATTCCAGTGATGGGTAAAGGAGTAACACTAACAGAACTGCCTAATGAAATTGCAGTATTCTTTGAGATTGGTAATTGTCTACAGCATTGTGAGGGCTGTCATAGTCCTGAACTTTGGACAGATGATGGAGCCCAATGGCTCACTGTAGATGACCTAAAGGAATACATCAAGTCTCAAAGAGGTATCACCGCAGTTGTATTTATGGGCGGTACGACAAATTATGGTATTGAACCTGAAGAGTTCTTAGAGAAAATCGTAAAGCCTATCTCTAAGGAATACCCAGTAGGGTTATATCATGGCTGTATTGAGTTCCCTTATAGTCGTGATGACTTAACATGGCTTAAGATTGGACGATATATTGAATGTCAAGGAGGCTTAGCAAGCCCTACGACAAATCAAAAAATGTTTTACAAATTGCCTAATGGCGAATGGACAAATATTACATCATTTTTCACTAAGGAGACTAATGGCTAAACAACTTTTAAATAAACTGACAGATGACCAAATTCAAACCAAAGTAAACTTTATTCGGAACTACATGAACTCTTTCAACACTGCTGATGGCTCTATTGTCGACCCTAACAGTAATGTCGATGGTAAAAACATCGGTATACTTGAGAGTGAACTATACAAGTTCGAGACAATTCAAATCAATCGAGCTATGGTAGAAGCTAAACTTATCGAAATGTTCGGTAGTGAGTACGCTCACCAGTACGAGCAGGACATTAAGAACCATCTTATTTACATTCATGATGAGACTTCCTTGCGTCCGTACTGTGCAAGTATCAATATGTTTCCTTATTTATTCGAGGGTACTAAACCACTAGGCGGTACTTCGACAGCTCCTACAAATCTACAGTCATTCTGTGGTAGCTTCGTTAATCTTGTCTATCAAGTAGCCAGTGGCTTCGCAGGTGCAATCGCTACAGTAGAGTTCTTAATGTACTTCGACCACTTCGCACGTAAGTCTTATGGGGACAATTACCTAGAGACAAATGCTAAGGAAGTTGCTCAAGAACTACAAGGTGTAGTCTATGCAATCAATCAACCTGCTTCGGCAAGGGGCAATCAAAGCGTCTTTTGGAATATCTCTGTATTCGATAAGTTTTACTTCGAGAGCGTCTTTGGTGAATTTACATTCCCTGATGGAGACAAAGCGAATTACACAAGTATCTCAAAACTACAGGACTTCTTTATGAATTGGTTCCGAGAAGAACGAGAGAAAGAACTATTGACGTACCCAGTACTCACAAGTGCAGTACTTGTCGACAAAGAAACAGGTAAGCCTAAAGATGATGAGTTCGCCCATATGTTAGCTAAGCACATGAGCAAAGGTTTATCATTCTTTGTCTACCAAAGCGAAAGTGCAGACAGCTTAGCAAGTTGTTGTCGCCTACGCAATGAGCTTGCAGACAATACCTTTAGTTATACTCTAGGTGCAGGCGGTGTATCCACTGGTAGTGTACAGGTTATCACTATCAACATGAACCGCTTCCTACAGAAGCACCATAAGGGTGTGTATGCATTCCCTGATTTAATCAAGCGAGTACAAAAGTATCTAATGGCTCATCGAGCAGTCATTGAGGACTACCTAAAGGCAGGCTTATTGCCAGCTTATAGTGCAGGCTTTATTAGCTTAGACAAACAATTCTGTACTATTGGTATCAATGGTATGCTTGAGGGCATGGAGTTCTTACGAGTAGACCCAGTGAAAGAACCTGACTTGTACATTAAGACAGTGAGTGGCTTCCTTAACCAAATCTATACACTCAACAAAGAAGCATACAAAGACTACAAAATTCGATTTAATACTGAGTTCGTTCCAGCAGAAAACTTAGGGGTTAAAAATGCTAAGTGGGACAAAGCATATGGAATTAAGACAAAACGAGACTGCTATAATTCCTATTTCTATCCAGTAGAAAATACGAACATGACTATTCTTGACCGACTAAAACTACATGGTAAAGAAATGGTTAAGTATCTTGATGGTGGTAGTGCTTGTCATCTGAACATTGCTCAGTTATTGACAGAAGAACAAGCATACACACTCTTATGCTTAGCTGGGCAGTATGGCTGTAATTACTGGACGTTTAATTGTCTTGTAACTATTTGTGATAACTGCGGTTTTATTAATGTAAACACTGAAGATCATTGCATTAAGTGCGGTGAAAAAGAAAAGATTGATTATGGCACACGAGTTATTGGCTACTTAAGACGAGTTAGCAATTACTCAGAGGGCAGACGTAAAGAACACGCTTTACGGAATTACATGAAGAAATAGAAAGGAGACTGTACACCATGCTATTAAAAATCTTATTTAAACTGGAAGATATATCTATTGAGTTCCAAGCGTGGATACGTTTGAAACAAAAGCAACAAATTGAAAAACGAATTGAGGAGAACGAGAGCGAAATAGCGGAGTTGAAAACACAAAACAGCTACCTTAAAGGGCTCTTAAAGAACTATGCTGGTATTTGATATTGAAACAAACGGACTTCTTGACACTGTAACCAAAGTGCACTGTATGGTAGTCTACGACACTGAAACAGAAGAGTACTTTGAGTACAGACCTAATGAGATTGAGCAAGGTGTACAGAGACTTTTACAAGCAGACAAAATATGCGGACACAATGTTATAGCGTTTGACGTTCCATGCTTAGAGAAGCTCTATGGAGTTAAATTTGAGCATGAAAAGGTAATCGACACACTAATACTAGCACGACTTGTCTACTCAAATATTAAAGACGTAGACATCGGACTAATGAGAAAAGGAGTACTACCTAAGAAGCTCTATGGACGCTATAGCTTAGAAGCCTTTGGGTACCGATTAGGGGTACTCAAGGGAACCTATAGCGAAGATAATGAGGGCGATGTATGGGCAGTCTTTAACGAAGATATGCTTGCCTACAATAAGCAGGACGTAGTAGTTACTACCAAGCTGTACGATAAACTTGTCGATAAAGGCTTCACTGAGCACGCTTCTATGATTGAACATAAAATCCAATGGTTGATGCAGAAGCAGGAACGGAATGGCTTCCCATTCGACAAACAAAAAGCAATAAAACTTGAGACAGACTTAAGGGAAGAACTGGAGCGTATCACTAAAGAGCTCACTCAGTATGTACCACCAATACCTGACCGCATATTCATTCCTAAGAGAGACAATAAGCGACTAGGGTATAAAGCTGGTGTTCCTGTACAGAAATACAAAGAGTTTAAAATCAACTCACGAGACCAGCTCAAGTATATCTTAGGCACTCACTTTGGGTATAACTGGTTAGACACAATGTTTGAAATCGAGACAGATGAGGACGGAGAGGAAATCAATAGAAAACTAAAGTTAGACGAAGAGAGCCTACAAGAAATCATCAAGGATCCTAAAGCAAGTGATGAGGTTAAGCATATAGCTCAACTATACAGCACTGCCTTTATGTTGTCGAAACGCTTAGGGCAACTAGCAGATGGAGCACAAGCATGGCTCAAGTTATTAGGAGACGACAATAGAATACATGGCAAAGTGAACCCTAATGGAGCTGTATCAGGACGAGCTACCCATAGCAACCCTAATGTAGCTCAAGTACCTGCTATTGACAAATCTTATGGCTATCAATGTCGAGAACTCTTTGGGGTACCTAAAGGCTGGTGCCAAGCTGGTATTGACTGCTCAGGTTTAGAGCTACGTTGCCTTGCACACTTTTTGTCGCCTTTTGATGGCGGAGCGTATGCTCATGAGATACTTAATGGTGATATTCATACAGCTAACCAAATGAACGCAGGGCTTGAGACAAGAAATCAAGCTAAGACATTTATCTATGCGTTCCTCTATGGTGGCGGTAATGCAAAGATTGGTGAGATTGTCGGTGGAACCGAAGAGGACGGAAAGAAACTCAAGGCTAAATTCCTAAAGAATACACCAGCAATCAAAAAGCTATCAAGTAGCATTAAGGATACCTTAGCTCCTTATGATGTATCAGCACGTTGTCGACGATACAAACGTAAGTGGCTAAAGGGATTAGATGGTAGAAAACTATATGTACGCTCATTGCATAGTGCATTGAACCTCTTATTACAATCAGCAGGGGCTCTTATATGTAAACGATGGACAACAAGAACTGAAGAGCGTCTACAGGCACTAGGACTACAGCATAACTGGGGCGGAGATTATTGTCTCATGGCATGGATCCATGATGAAATTCAAGTAGCCTGTAGAACTCAAGAGATAGCAGAGATTGTCGTAAGAGAAGCACAATTAGCAGTACGAGATGTACAAGAAGAATTTAAGTTTAGGATACAATTAGATACTGAGGGCAAAATCGGTAAGAATTGGGCGGAGTGTCATTAATGAAATTAAATAAAGAATTACAAGAAGTACTTGCAGTCGTACTTATTGATGAGCAATTAGGCGACTTAGTAGACGACTGGGGTATTACAAGATATTTACCTGAAGAACTTAAAAAGAAAAATGAAGAGTTCTACTTATGCTTAGTGCAATATAAAGAACTATTAGCACAATGGGCAGAAAAGAACTTAGTTAGAGAGGAGACAGATGGCGGCAAAGAAAAAGACAAAGCTACTGATTGACGCAGACATGATGATTTATCTAGCGTTGCAAAATGCAGAAACTGAACATGACTGGGGAGATGGCTTTTACACTCTTAGTGCTTCTTTTATTGACGCTACAACGAGCTTTGATAGCCACCTAGAGCAATTAGTTCCTCTTGTCTTAGAGCACTGGAACATCGAGGGAGAGTACGAGATTATTATGGCTATAACAGATCTCAAGGGTAACTTTAGAAAAGAGCTAAACCCTGAGTACAAAGCCAATCGTAAATCTAAGCGACGTCCTATGATGTTTATTCGTATGCGAGAGTGGGTTAAAGAAAACTTTAATGTCATGATGATTGACAATCTTGAAGCTGACGACTGCATAGGAATTAGTGCAGACAAGAACTCAATCATGATTAGTGGAGACAAAGACTTTAGGAGTATTCCTTGTCGCTTCTACGACTTTTTACGAAATGAGTTCTACGATACAACAAAAGAAGAAGCTCACTACTTTCATATGTATCAGACACTAATAGGGGATACCGCAGATAACTATAAAGGTTGCCCTAAGATTGGTGAAGTAAGAGCTAAGCGTTTACTTGATGAGGACTGCTCATGGGAAGCTGTAGTAAGAGCTTATAAAGCTAATGGCAGTACTGAAGAAGAAGCATTGATGAACGCTAGATTATCATTCATTTTACAAAAAGGATATTATAACAAGAAAACTAAAGAGGTGAAATTATGGACACCGTAGTCAAAGAAAATCATCTAAGGAACCCTGAGAGAGACGCAACGACTTATGTCGAAGCACTTAAGCGTGAAGCAGACGGACACCTTTTATCAGCTCTAGGGAGCCATGGAGCAGTCTATTCGCACCTCCTTGAACAAAACCTAAAGGGCAACATCAGAGCATGGTATGACGCTACAGGTAAACTTGTAGGAGTGCTAATGTTTGACGTAGGTAAACTTTGGTGGACTGATAAGCCAGTCGTAATGGAAGAGACAGTATTCTGTATCGACAAAACTTATAGCGGTATTCAAAGAGAAGCTATAAGAGAACTAGAGAGAGTAGCTAGGGGTTATGAGGCAGAACTAATCATCAGCGGTAATGTTTTGTCGACAGGACGTACAGCTAAGCTAGTTATGAATGGCTATAAGAAAGCTGGTTTTGAGTCTATCTGTACAGATATGGTAAAGGTACTTGCCTATGAGTAACCTAGACAGACCAGTACCAAGAGTTGACGAGATTATTATTGATGAACTCAAGAGAGCCTTTAACACACACTCAATCTTGCGTAGAGAAGATCTTAACGCAGAGCAAAAGATAGCATACATCATGGCTATTGAAGAAGTAACAAATGTCTTAAACTCATGGAGATTAGAGCATGAACTCTAATGTACCCACGAGATAGAGGACTTTAATTCTTTAAAAGACGAAAGGAGACTTATGGGAACTATGCTTGCACAGCTTGCAGTAGGTCTGGTACTCAATAAAGTCGCTCAGAAATGGGGGAGTAAACCTAAGCCAGTCCCTCAAGTAACTGGTAAAGACATTGTACCTGCAACTCAAGCAGAAGCACCTGAGTTCGCACAGCTAGGTAGTGAAACACCTAACTATGTACGAAAGAACAGAGAAGCACTAACAATTAAACGAAACACAGATAACGACTATAACCCTATGAATATGTAGAAACAAAAGGAGAACTATGGGAGGACTAAAGAAACTCTTTGGTGGAGACAATGATGAAATTCCAACACCAGCAGTAACCGCACCTGAGACACCTGACAGTACAGAGCAAAAGTATGCAGAAACTCAAGGCGGTAACTTACGTAAGCGTAAAGCTAGAGGTAAGAAAGATTTACAAATCTCAACTACTGGCCTCAATACGAATGGCACACGAGGTAATGGGGTGAACGTATAGATGGCAACAAAAAAGCGTAAGTCTACACAGCCTCAAGACCAAGGAATATCCGCTAAGGAGCTCTACACAAAACTAGAGAGTAAACGAGAGCCTTATGTACAGCGAGCTATTAGTTGTGCAAAGCTAACTCTTCCTCATGTATTCCACGATAAGAATGACGATGGTAATACTAAATTCAATACACCTTATCAGTCTATTGGAGCACGAGGAGTAAACAACTTAACAAGCAAATTAGTACTTGCCCTATTCCCACCGAATGAGGGCTTTTTTAAATTGGGTTTGTCAACAGAAATGAAGCGACAACTCATCAATGCATCTTCTGAGGTTTACAAAGAGAAAACACAAGAGATTGAGCAAGCACTCATGAGATACGAACAGGCAAGCCTAAAGTATCTTGAAGAAATTCAATTCAGATCCACAGCTCAGGAAGCAAGCCGACACTTAATCATCACTGGTAATGGAGTAGTATTCCTACCACCTGACAGAGATGGCACTAAGTTTTATGACTTAAATCATTTTGTCGTACAGCGTGATGGGGTAGACACAGTAGTTACGTTGATAACTAAAGATACTCTATTGAAACGCACATTGCCTCCTGAAGCATACAATCTAGTTCCTGACAAAAAGGACGATGAAGAAGTCGAAGTGTATACCAAATGCGACTTAGTAGACGACAATTATGAATGTTTTAGCGAGGTCGATGGTGTACTCATTAATGGCAGTGAGCAGACATATCCTAAAGAGAAATTCCCTTATATTGTCTTAAGAATGACAAAAGGGAGTAACGAGGATTATGGACGCTCAATGGTAGAAGAATACTTAGGCGACTTAACAAGCCTAGAGAAGCTATCAAAAGCTCTAGTAACAATGGCTTCTATCAGTGCACGCACATTGTACCTAGTGAACCCTAATGGTATCACAAGACCTAAACTCCTACAGGACGCTCAAGAGGGCGACTTTGTAAGTGGTCGTATTGAAGATATTCAAGCACTACAACTTAATAAATATCCTGATATGCAAACGACAAAAGCGACTGCTGACACTATTGAGCAACGCTTATCGTTTGCTTTTCTTTTGTCTAATGTCGTACAGCGTAATGCAGAACGAGTAACAGCAGAAGAAATCAGAACAGTCGCAAGTGAGCTTGAGGACACTCTTAGTGGTGTATACAGCATTTTAACTCAAGAGTTCCAGTTGCCACTTGTAAGGCGAGTACTAGCAGTCTTAATGGCTAAAGGCGAACTAGCACAACTCCCTGAGGGTTTTGTCGAGCCTACTATTACAACTGGTATGGAAGCCTTAGGTCGAGGACATGACTTTAATAAGTTCATGACTTTCATGAGTGTAGTAGGGCAAATGCCTGACGCTATGGGATACATGAAGATTAATCAGTGGTTAGTAGCGATAGCGACAAGTTTAGGTATCGACACTACTGGACTTATTAAGACTGATGAAGAAATTCAACAAGAACAACAGCAAGCTATGGAGGCTCAACAAGAGCAAGCCCTAGTAGAACAGGCTATGTCAAGCACTATGAATGAAAGCGAGGTAACACAATAGGTGGACATTACAGTTAATTCACAAAATAACACTCAGATTGTAGATGCTCAGCCACAGGAGACTACAGTCGACAATCAACAACAACAGGTACAAACTGAGCCAGCTCAACAGCAACAAGTAGAAAATACAATCACAGAGACAACAGCTACGACACAAGTTGACGCTCAGACAAATACAGTACAAGAAGCAATGGCTCAGCAACGACAAACGACTGAGAAGCTAACAGAGGACTTAGCACAGCGTAACGTAGACTTTAAGGCTCTTGAAGAGGAATACACAAAAAATGGTAATTTGTCGAACGCTTCTTTAGAAGCCCTAGCGAACGCTGGCTATCCTAAGGAAGTTGTAGACGCATACATTCAGGGTGTAGAAGCAACTCAAGAGAAATTCTACAACGCAGTAGTTGGCTTTGCAGGTGGCGAAGATGGGTACCGACAAGTAGCTCAATTCGTACAGTCTCAAGGTCAACAAGCAATCGATAACTTTAATAGTGCAATTAATGGAGGCAACTTAGGAGTAATCAATATGGTTATCCAAGGTGTCAAAGCGAATATGCAAGCAGTTAATGGCACAACTAATAGTACTATCTTAGGTCAAACTACAGGCGGTACTACAGCGAACACAAATGCTTTCCAAACGAAGCAACAAATGGTAGAGGCTATCAGTGATCCAAGATACTCTACAGATCCAATCTACCGCAAACAAGTAGAGACAAAAATTATGAACAGTAATTTTACAATGTAAAAAGGAGACAAATTAATTAATGGCTGGAGTAACAAATTATCAACAACAAGGTGCTAAACAAAACACAGGCGATCAATTAGCCTTATTCTTAAAAGTATTCAGTGGTGAGGTTTTAACGGCTTTCACACGAGCTTCTAAAGTAATGAATAACCACATGATTAAAACGATTGACAGTGGTAAGTCTACTTCTTTCCCTGTAATTGGTCGTGGTAAAGCTCATTACTTGCCAGCAGGTTCCAATCTTGATGACTTGCGTGAAGCAATTCCACACAATGAAGTAGTAATCAACATTGATGGCTTATTGACTTCCGATGTATTGATTACGGATATTTACGAGGCTATGAACCATTACGATGTTCGTGGTGAGTACGCTAAACAATTAGGCGAAGCATTGGCAATCGCAGCAGATGGAGCAACAGTAGCAGAAATCGCTAAGTTAGTTAAAGCGAACACTGAGAACATTACTGGTTTAGGCAAAGGTGTAGTCGTAGAGAAAACCATTACAGGTGGTGCTGGTATCAATTATGAGACTGGTAAAGCGGTAATTGATGGCTTGCTTGAAATGAAAGCAAAATGGACTACTCAATACGTTCCTGAAGAAGAACGCTTTGCATACATCACACCTGAAGTAGAAAGTGCTATCATCACTTCTAAAGACGCTATCAACAGAGACTATGGTGCAGTAGCTTCTATTGTCGATGGTAACATTGATAAACTTTGCGGTTTCAAAATCATCGCTGTACCTCACTTGAAAGCGGGCGGTGCAGACAAAACAGGTATGTTAGGCACTGCTCCTGAGGGACACGTATTCCCTACAGAGTATACTAAAGCATTGGCTGTTTGTGCACATCGTACAGCAGTAGCAACTGTAAAACTTAAAGACTTGCAATTAGAGCACGCACGTCGTCCTGAATTGCAAGCTGATATGATTATTGCTAAGAACGCTGTAGGTCATGGCGGTTTACGTCCTGAAGCAAGCGGTATTATTCTTGCAAAATAATCTTTAACAACTCTATGGGGGTAGTCTTATGGCTATCCCCTTTTTTGTCTAAGGAGAACTTATGATTTTAACACCACTAACAAAACTGGAAGCAGTGAATGAAATATGCGGAGCTATGGGTGAGGCTCCTGTAGACACTTTAGAGAACAGTGAGAATGTAGATACAATCAATGCAATTCGTATGCTAGAAGCAGAGACAAGAGCTATCCAAGTAATGGGCTGGACGTTTAATACAATAAAGAACTATGTCATGACACCTGACGACAATACTAAACGTATCCACTGGGACGACACAATTTTGTCTATAGAATTCAGTGATAATCGTATCGTAAGAAAGCGTGATGAGTGGCTTTACGACGTAACAAATAATACAGACAGGTTTGTATCACCACTGACAGCTAAAGTAATTCAATATGTACCATTCGAGGAAATGCCTCAGGTATTCCGACAATATATTACAGTAAGGACAGCTCACCATTTTGTCGCACGTTACTTAGGCGATCCTACAATCATGCAAGAGCTACAACAAGAAGAAGCTCAAGCATATATGCAGATGATGGAAGCAGAGATTACCTTAGAGAAATCTAATGTACTCATGAACCCTGCTATACAAAACTACATGAATAGGGGGTAATATATGCCACTTATACAACAAACAATAAAGAACCTCATTGCAGGTATATCTCAACAACCTCCTAAGTTGCGTCATGCAGAGCAACTAGAAGAGCAGATTAACGGCTTCTCTACAGAAGCAGGTGGTTTACAAAAGAGACCTCCAACACAGCACATTAGGAGACTACCAGCACTACCACTGAAAACTAAAGTACATCTCATCAATCGTGATGAACTAGAGAGATATATTGTCGCTTTTACTGGAGACAACTTGCGTATCTTTAGTCTTACTGGTGAAGAAAAAACAGTGAAGCTAGAGAATAGAGCTCAAGAATATATCACCGCTGAGGAGCCTAATAAACAACTTAAGGCAATCACAGTAGCCGACCATACATTCATTGTGAATACGACAAAAGTAGTCAAAATGAACACCACAGAGAAATCTTCAGACGACTGGAAGAAACAAGGTTCTTTAATTGTCGTTCGTCAAGGACAGTATGGACGTAAATATACAGTCAATATTCAAGACCAAGAGTACACCTATGAGACACCTGATGGTGGGAATGCAAGCCATTCTAAAATGATAGCCACAGACTATATTGCTAATCAATTATACGAGAAACTTGCAGGTACATTTAAGAAAACATTCAGTACCCTAACTGACGAGGAAATGAGGACATATGGTATTACCAAGTCGACTAGAGGTGAATGGAGCGGTAGCGATAATAATAACTGGATAGAAATAACAACATACTATTATAAAGACAAAGCGTATTCTAAAGAGGATATGTTCGCTCCTGCTGGGATACAAGGCTCAGTAGTAATTAAAGGTACTAACTGGATACAAATTATAGGAAACCTAAAGGATATAAGTGTATCTGATGGCTTCAATGGGGAAGCACTAAAGTTATTTATTAACACAACAACAAGATTTGAGATATTACCATCTACAGCTCCTGATGGCTTCACTGTACTTGTAAAAGGCGAGAAAGAAAGCGATGACGACTACTATGTAAAATATGACAGTGGACTACACATTTGGAAAGAGTGTGCAAAACCTAACATCACCATTAAGTATGACTTTACAACAATGCCTTATATTTTACGAAGAGAAGCTGATGGTACATTCACTTGTATGACTGCTGACTGGAATGAGAGAAAGACTGGTGATGAGGACAGCAACCCTACACCATCTTTTGTCGGTAGTAAGATAAATGACATTTTCTTCTTTAGAAACCGCTTAGGTATTATCTCAGGAGAAGCAGTCAATTTATCTAGGACATCAGACTTCTTTAACTTCTGGGTAGACAGTGCTACTTCTATTGTAGATACAGATCCTATTGATTTACAAGTATCTCACAATCGAGTAAGTACGCTTTACAATGCAGTACCATTCAATCAGGACTTATATCTCTTCAGTGCTCAAACACAATTCGTATTAAGAGCCGAAGGTGTACTAAGTCCTAAGACAGCAGTCATCGACCAAGTAACTGAATTTGACGCTGATACATGGGTTAAGCCTATAGGTGTAGGACGTAACTTATACTTTACAGCTCATAAGACAGACTTCACGACTGTACAGGAATACTTTGCAGTAGCCGATAGTACTACTCAAAAGAACGCTACAGACGTTACAGGGCACGTTCCGAACTTCATAAAGAATAGTATTTATTCTCTTAAGGCTTGTAACAATGAGAACTTATTGATTGCCCTAAGCGACAACCAAAGAGATACAATATATATCTATAAGTTCCTATTCCTAAACGACAGTAAGGCACAAGCCAGCTGGAGCCGATGGATATTCGATGGGGAGATTGTCGGAGCTGACTTTATCAACTCAATGATGTACTTAGTCATCAATCGAGGTGGCAATACGTTCCTTGAGAAAATGCCTATTAGCTACAATACAAAAGATTTTGTCGATGAACCTTATCGTGTAATGCTTGACAGGAAGTTTAAAACAACATTACATGGTACATTTGATAAAGACACCAAGGAGATGAGGTATGACATCAAATCAATCTATGGAGACGCTTATTCTGAGCCTAGAGAGTACACAATAGTACTTAAGAATGGCTCAGTGTACTCAGGAAAGGATACTGTAGTTATACCACACCAAGTAGAACCACTGGAGGACTTTGAATGTTTCGTAGGAGTAGCTTATGAGTTTAAGTTTACCTACAGCACATTCTTTATTAAACAAACAAGTCAAACAGGTACCGACACGATACCTAATGACAGACTACAGCTACGCTTCCTGCACATCAATTATGACAACACAGGAGAGTTTGAAGTCATTGTAAACGCTACTGGTAAGACACCTAAGCATTATAAGATGACTGCACGTATTGTCGGTACACCAAGTAATCAAGTCGGTATACACCCACTAGAGACTGGAGAGTTCCGTGTTCCACTAATGGGACGCAATACAGACACTGAAGTAACAGTAATCAATACAAGCCCTTTACCAAGTGCATTTAACACAACAGTATGGCAAGGACTTGTAACGTATAAATTTAGACAAATATAGAAAGGAGGAGACTTATGGGTACAGCTAATACACAGCTATTAGGAGCTATGAATGCTGGAGGACTAGCTACTACTGGCTCCTTAGGAGGCAATACATCAATCGGAATGGGTATGCAACTATTGAGTGCTTATAACAACTATAGAGCTCAGAGGAGACAAGCAGAGGCACAGGCAGACCAAATCATTGCTCAGGCTAAAGGAGCCATTAAGACAATGAATTACTCTTTAGGTAACTTTGAGAATGAACGTAGAAATGCCTTTGAAGCCAGTGTAGCTCAATTAGGGGCTATTCGTATGCAGGCAAGGGGGCTAGAGGAAAGTGTACAAGCCAGCACTGGAGAATACCAAAGTGGTAAGACAGCAAAGCTATTGGTACGCTCTACGAAAGCTGATGGGCTACGCACGACAAATCAAGTGAAAGACAACTATATCCGTAAGAGTGATGAAATAGACCAAAACAAAGAGCGTGTATTCCTGAGCACTAGGGAATATTTGTCTCATCTTGAAACACCCCGTATCCCAACTCTAATAGGCGGTATTATTAGTCAAGCTGGTGCATTAATGTCGGCTTATAACGACTATAAGAATATGAACGCTAATAGAATTTCTAAGATAGGCGATGGGAGTGGAGTAGGTGGTACCAGTGGCACTCATGTAGAAAGCCTAGTGAGACGCTGGGAACCTGACTACACCTTTAGGAGTGCTAGTCAAAACCCATGGCGAACCAGTGCTAACGATGGTTTTAGCCTAGCAGATACACGCAGAGGAGTACTAGGGTACACAGTAAACGATCCTAAGGCAATTAATTATGGCAACCCTAATATCCGATACGACACAAATAGTGCAAGCTATCAGTATAGTCAAAATGGCTTTGCATCAGCCTTAGCAGTCAACATGGACTACCCTAAACTCTTAAATACTTCTTATCGACAACCAATTAGATATGGCAACCCACGCATAGGGTATAACCAAGAAAATAATCAATACATTTTCAATGGAGGACAACTATAGATGGCAAATAACAATACACAAGTGAGTGGCTCTATAGGCACTGCTAAACAGTTTATGCCAAGTGCACCTCAAACGTATCAACAGAATTTGTCTAATGTCGCCTCCGCAGGCTCACCAATGGCACGCTTTACGAATGACGCAGACCTATTAGCAACTGGTTTGTCTCAATTAGGAGTAGCGTGGAAACAGTACACAAATGATGAAGAGGAACGTAAAGAAAAGATAGCGAAAGCCATAGCTCCTCAGCTATACACAAGTATGACTGAAGCTCAAAAAGAGGGTTTAACTACACGACAAATCTTAGCAACAAGTGGTAAGTTCAATCTACAGGACAATGAGTACGCAGTGGCGACTATTGACCGCATGAGAGGTACTGAGATGGGGAAACGCATAGAGAGCGACTGGCAAATCTATGACGACCAACATCAGCAACAACCTGATTTACCACGACAATTCAATACATTCGATGAGTTCTATGAGGCACGACTTAAGGACTACATGAGTGAAGAGAACATCGAGAACCAATATGCTTTTCAAAGCGGACTTGAAGAGCAACATATGGCAACTAAGATGGCTGTATTTGATACCTTTACGAAACGTAAAGAAACTCAACTGAAGCTAGAGCGTGTCAATGGTATTACTGCAATGGTAGGGGACTTCGCACGGAATAACCCTGACATTACTGTAGAAGATGGCACACCATATCTTGAAAGCTTTATCACTAATATTCGTGAGACAGCGACAAGTGATAGTAACCTTGAGTACAAGTTATTAGGCAACGTAGCAGACGCAATCTCTAAGACTGGTAATGCAGACCTAGTAGAAGCCTTTGGACAAATGGAGTATGACGATAGACGCAGAGTGAAAGACGTAATTGATTTGTCGGACTATAAAGACGGAGCCAATACGGAAGCTGTTAAGATACGCAATGACAGATTTGTCGCACTCAATAAGGACATTGAAGCAATCAAGACTGTAGAGGGACTTGACGAGTACTACAACAAGAAGAAAGAAGAGAGCCCTGAGGACTACCGACTTATTGCTCCTCTATACAACCATGCAGTCGCTAACATCAAGACTGAGCAAGCTAGACAAAAGAAATTAGCACTCATGAAGCAAGCTACAGAATTAGCTAGAAGCAATGCTAACGCTACATTACAGCCAATGTTTGAATCAATGCTTGCAGGTAAAGCGTCATGGAATGGAATGGAGTACCCAAGAAGTGAAGCAGACCTTAAGGACATGGGTATTGATCCTGATATGTTCATAGGTGGAGCTAGAGAAATGCTTAGACAAAGATTGTTAAGTGGACAATATGATGGCTTACAGTATGTATTAGCAAACCCTCTTATTGGTAATGCTATGCGAACATCTATGAAAGACCAAATGGACATAGCCTTAGCTTCTATGGATCAAAGTGGTAATATGCCTGAGATTGTCGGAATAGCTTTGTCGCTCTATAGAGCACGACCAAACATGATACATCAACTCTTAGACCCTAAATGGGCTGGACGTATCCAAGCTCTAGGAAGTCTACAGGATACCATGGGACAGGACGAGGGCACTAAAATATTCGCTATGGGTATGCAAGCTCTTAGAGACCCTGATACAGCAGAGAAAGTCAAAAAAGACATAGACACAATTCCTATGGGAAGCTCAGAAACATTAAACATAAGAACTGGTGCGTGGAGTTCTTTTAGTATTCCTGAAAGCACATCTACAGGCTTATTAGGAGCTATTAGAGACCAAGCAGAGATACTTAAGGCAACTGGAAGATTTACAGCAGACCAAGCTATGGAGAAAGCTAAAAGCAATCTAATACACTCTTTTGTCAACTATGATGGGGTGCTTTTACCACGCTCTATCCTTAACACAACTGGTGTAGAAAGTGAAGCATTCGCTAGTGAGGGTGTACGACACGTATTAGATGAGCTTAAAGCACAACAAGGGGCAGGCTCATGGGTGAGCTATGATCCCGACCAAGATGTAATTTATATCCGTAAAGCAGGCTCTATGGAGGGCTTAGCTTATTATCCATGGGATATTGGTAATAGAGCTTATCAGTATCTAAACGATACTACAGCAGAAGAACGTAAAAGCTCAGATCCTGAGCATACAGTAGTATATGGCAATGAAGTTATTAATACAGATTTGTCAGGTAGCTCATTGAACCAAGGCGAGAGCAAACTACGAGCATTCTTTGGTTTAGATTAGAAAGGAGGTAACATATGGAAATAAACCCTAATATACTTGAGATAGCCGACATATATCAAAAGAAATATGGTACATCAGACTATTTCAAGAAGCTACAGATAGCTCAGATGGTGCATGAGAGTGGTAATGGTACATCAGAATTAGCAGTCGAGGATAATAACTATGCTGGGCTGACTGGCTATTCTAAAGGGGCAGGACTACAGCCTGAGGAAGATGGTACAGCTACTTATGGACACTTTGACAGCCTTGAAGAGTTCGCCACTTATCTACATGATGGCTTCTTTGCTAACTACACTGAAATCCATAATGCAACCTCAGTAGGCGAGTACGCAAGTATTCTAAAGGAAAATGGCTATTTTACTGACAGTGTAGATAACTATGCCAATTCAATGGCTCAAATTGCAGGAGAAACATATGTCGCAGGAGATAAAGTAGGCAGGCACTATGCTGGCTTCGGAGGGCTAGAGAAAGGTGTGGGACCACGAGTATACGACTTCTCAGATGATGTCTTTGAGCCACTAGCCGATACAAACACAGGTGGCTTCTGGAAGCAAGCTAAAGATAGCTTCTTGAATGAGTGGTATAACAATGGTTCCGTCGCATTGCTTCGCACAGGTTATAACTCAGCGGAAGCCAATGGGTTTAAACCAGCAGACAAAAACTGGACACCTAATGAAAACGACCTTAAGGCAATCGAAAAGTACTTCCCTAATGATCTTGAGACAAGACATTTCTTACTTGCTAATGCTAAGTCTCAAGCTCAACTAGGGGCTCTTATCCAGCAAAAGCGAGATGACTTTGCTAGACAAGAACGAGTAGAAAAAGCTGGATATGGCTTAAAGAGTATCGGTGGTATTTTAGGTACCATTGCAGACCCTCTTAACTTTATACCAGCAGTAGGGCAAGAAGCACTCATCGGTAAAATGATAGCACGCTTAGGCACACGAACACTAGCCAACCTAGGAGCTAATAAAGTATTCCAAATGGCTGAGCTAGGGCTTGCCAATGGCTTAATCAATATGGGAGACCAATATGTAGCTCAACAGTATGGTGGTTATACACCTGACTACACCACAGCATTTCTATTCGGTGCTGGTATGGGGGCAGGAGCACGATACTTCCATTCCATAGGAGGAGACCACAAGACAGTTGTAGGTGCTACACCAGCAATGGATAAATTAGAACGACAAATAGAAGCTGAGACAGAACAAGCACTAATGCAGGCTTCTGACTTAGCAGTTCCTAAAGCACCTACTAAAGTTGCAGATGAGATTGTCTTACCTAAGATTAGTGAAGCTGACTTTGTGAAAGACAAAGGCTACACCAATAAAGGTGAATGGGCTGAGCACTTATTGAACCATAAGACAAGTAATGAGTGGAAAGAAGCTAGAGACTTCTACGGAATGTCTAACAGCGAACTCAAGGCTAAACTTAAGGACTACGCAAGTCTAAAGGACTACTATGGGAGAATAGAGAAAACTTATGACTATACATCAAGACTTTACATCACTAAACATAATGATGGCTCAGTATCAGTCAATGATGTAGATTTGTCAGATACCTCAGTCATTGCTAATGCTGTCAATGCTGAAGATAACAATTTCTATATACCACTAGCAGATGATGAAGAAATACCATTCATGGACGAGGGCTTTGTCTCACACATTGCTGAGCTTCCTGAGAGCTTTATAGACGTAGGACTTAAGCCTGACGATGAAATACCTTTAGAAGCAACTGGACACGCAGACAAGCCTCCACAAGCACTCATTAAGACTGAAATTAAGCCTAAGGACGGATACATATATATGGGGCAAGGCGGAGTATCAAGTCCTGAAAAGGTAATGATGGAAACTCAAGGAGCTCTAGGTAACAAAGGCAAAATAAAGCAAGAAGCAGAACTCAACAAAATCATGGGTACTACTTATGGGCACCTAGCCAATAGCCCATCGGATACTATGCGACACTTCGCTAAGACAATGTTACTTGATCCTAGAGACCGTATGAATAACATTGGTATTCCTATAGAACTTGCTAAGAAAGTAATTCAGAAAGACTACAAAATCAAGATGGCAGTCTTTGAGGAAGACTTTAAGAAATGGTACTTTGAGCGTCCTAGACGTCAATGGTTTACACCTAAGCACGCTAAAGAGGAATTTAATGAGGTAGTCAGCAAGGCTTACCATGAAAAATACAGAGATGGAAAAGATATATCTCACTATGGAGAAACTATCAATAATGCTGTAGAACACGTTAAAGACTTCCGTGAGTGGGACTTAAAGAACCTTAAGCAGTCAGGACTTGTCAGTGAGGACTTCGATGGAAGCCCTGAGCTATACAGACGAGTATCTAAAGACAAGTTAGCTTTATTGTCGGAGAAATTCGTTAATGAGGAAGCTAAGAGAAACTTCTTAGTGCACTACATTGAGAGAGCTGTAGACAGAGAAAGACTAGACGAGGGCATTGACCTAAGAACAGAGGCAGAAGCCTACGCAGATCATATCATGAGAACTGGACAACATCACTTTGACGATGGCGAAATGAAAGACGTTAAGGGCGACAAAAGGCTTGCTTATTTTAAGCGTCGTTTACCAATGAACACTGGCTTGACAGTGCCAATCAATCTCAGTGGTGGTGCTACAGATAAAGCCCTTAACGATGTCTTTAGTTTTGATACAGACTTACGAGATACTAATATCATGAACCACATGAATTATGTCTCTAATCGCTCAAGTGGTGCAATAGCAATCAAACAGGTAACAGGAGTTGATGATATAGGAACACTAGCACATCGCTTTGATGCAAGAATTAAGAATGAATTAGAGCAAGCCATAAAGCTAGGCTATATTAGCGACAAAGAAGCACAGTTAAGCTATGAGGACTTCCATAGAGCTTTTCATCATATTACTGGTGCACGTATATTTGAGGACGTTATTCCTAAACCTGAACAAGCTATGGATAGACTACAGAAAGTCTTATTAGATGCTTCCTACGCAATGAATGGTATGAACTTCGGTTTGTCAGCCTTAGCAGAACACGCAGGGGCTGTATCTAAAGTAGGTGCTAGAGCTTTTACTCATTTCATTCCACGCTTTCATGACTTTATCCATGACCTAAGACACGCTAAGTACGTTACAGCAGCCCAATTAGCAGATTTTAGAAAAATGGAAATCGGAACATATATGTCGGAAAGCAACTGGTTTGACCCAATAGTAACCGACAGGAATTACCTTGAGAATAACATTGCAGGCTTGCATATGGAGGCTCTAGGGGCTACACATGACGGAATAAGTGTAGGATCAAGATTGACTTCTACTTTGTCTCAAGTACAGCAAATCACTAATCATAGTATTCAATCAATTAAGGCAGACTTAGTACCTGATATGATTGACTGGGCTAATGATGAGTTCTCAAGTACTTTCAGAAAGAACCTCTTTAGTGAACGAGCATTTAAGCGTGTAGGTATAGACAATATACCTGAGTTTAAAGCTACAGTAAAACACTATTTGTCGGACTTAGACCATAACGATCCTACAGCTCTTCGCAAGAGCCTAAGAGAATGGCAAAAGAATGACAATATGAGTTATATCAAGTTCCATGCATTCCTTGACAAGCACTCTATGGACGCAATCTTACAGCCTCACTTTAGTGCAGGTAACACAAGATTAACTGGGCATATCTTACCAATTCTTATGCAATTTAAAGCCTTTTCACGAATGGCACTTAATAGCCACTTAATGCGAGCTATGGAGCACTGGCAGAGAGAGGACACTATCCAAACACTTGCTACCATTCTTTCAGGTGGTATGCTATGGGCTATCCGTATGAGAGCTCAAGCAGAGTATATGTATGGTAATGATGAAAAGCGTAAACAAAAGTTCCTAGACAAAACCTTTACAGCTGACAATATCATCACTGCTGGCTTGACAAGAAGCTCTATTTTGTCTCCTTTATCCTTTGGAGATGATGCACGTTCACTTATCTTAGGACGAGGGAGTACTGCTAGAACTACTGTAGACCGCCCTGAGTGGACTGAAGATGGACAGTTGGTTGATAGCATAGCTGATAGAGCTAAGCAATTCGCAGTACTAGGGAGTGCTATAAGATTATTCAATGGTGCACGCACTGGCTTAGAAGCTATTGGAGCACTTGAAGATAATCAAAAGAATGGTAAAGGACAAAATGCTTTAACTACTATTTATCCTCTTGACCGCTACTTGCCTATCCAAATATTCCTTACAGGTATGGCTGATATGGCAGATAAAGAAACTAGAGATTTTAAACAAGTTGAAATCAATAATGCTAGACGTCAACCACAAGTACAGCTAAGCGTACCTCAACAGCCACAGACAAAAGCACCAACACAAGTACATCAACCATCAATTCAGGAACTCCTTAAAGATCCTAAGAAGCGTAAAGAATTAACCGATGGCTTAAATGCAGAGAAACCTGAGGCACTTAAAGGACGAAATGCAGAGGACTTAAGCGACGATGAGTTAGCTAATCTTTATAACGAATATCGACAAATGAAAGGACAATAATACATGATACCACGACTTACCACTAAGACCGTAGTGGGACAGCGTAGCTATAACTTCGGCTTCGACTACCTTGCGAAAGATTTCGTTAAGGTAGAAGTTGATGGGAAGCTATTAGAGTACGACAAAGACTACATAGTGAATGGACGAACAGTGGAGTTTGTCGTAACTCCTACAGAAGAGAAAACACTATTAATATATAGAAAAACTTCTACATTACCAATATTAGAATGGCAAGATGGCTCGATAATGAGAGCATCAGATATGAATATACAGCAACGACAAACGCAACATTTATCAGAAGAACTTGCTTTTAGTAGTGCAGAAGCTATAAAAACATATGAGACTATTATAGAAAGCACTAGTGAGGTAAAAGAGAATACTAAAGAAGTACAGAAGAATACAGAGTTAGTAATTGGTAAAGCCTCAGAAGTAGAAGAAAAGGCAAAGGAAGTATCACTTAATACACAAAAAAGCCAACAAAATACATCTACGGTAGAAGCATTAGCTCAACTAAATGATAAATATTATAGCGATACACTTGCTCTAAAGAACACCATTATTTTAAAGAGCGATGAAGTAAGACAGAATACCGACAAAGTAGCACTACTTAAGAAAAAGACACAAGAACTGTTTGACGAAACACAGAGGATGGCATCTAAGGTACAACAAGCAGTTGGTGGTGATTATTATACTAAAGCTGAAGTGAACCAAAAGATAGCAACAGAAGCTACAGAAGCACTCAAGAGTTTAGTAGGTACAGCACCACGCTCTTTAGATACGCTACAAGAATTAGCCACAGCGATGGGGAATGATCCTAACTTTGCGACAACTGTAACAGCCTTAATAGGTACTAAGGCTTCTCTTGAGCAGGTTTATCCTGTAGGCTCTATCTATATGTCTGCAATCAGCACATCACCTAGTGTACTTTTTGGTTTTGGAACATGGGAAGCTATAGAGGGCGGAAGAGTTCTTTTAGCTAGTGGTAATGGATATGTAGCAGGCACTACAGGAGGGAACTCTACTCATACCATAAAAATTGAAGAACTCCCAAGACATAATCATGGAGGTACTGTAACAGAAGCAGGAGCACATAATCATATCGCAACTATTGGTAATGCTGGGGAACATATACATAATGCAAATAGTAAAATAATATTAGGCAGAAGTGATGGAGGAAGTACTTTCGGGATGCAAAGCTACTCTATTAATAAACCTCAATTGAAAGATGGCTTAATAGATATACAAAAAGCTGGTAATCATACTCATGATATTCAACTGAACAATAATGGAATTCATACACATGGTATAACCAGTCAAGGTGAGGGGAGGGCTCATAATATCATGCAACCTTATCTAGTAGTATATATTTGGAAACGTATAGCCTAATGAAAGGAGATAATATTTGTTAATACCAACAGCAGTGCTAGGAGACGCTCTTCTAGCACTTCTTTTAGTTATCATTATTGTATTTGTCGATACGCTTACTAAGTGGACAGCTATTGCTATCCGCTATTGTAAAGATAAAGACTATTACCCTACAGTAATGAATTTGTTTAGAGCTATTTTCTTTCGAGCATGGGAAACTGGCTATTTAGAAAGTAAAAAATACAAGTGGAATATCATGATTAAATTTGTCTCTTATTCCACAGTTATACTCTTAGCAGTCTTTATTTACCTGCTATTCCCACAATATGAGGTACAAGGCTTCCACATCGGAAAAATTGTAGCTCTTTTGTTGTATGTAGGAGTAATCTTTGCAGAACTCTTTAGTATTGCAGAGAACTTGAAAGAAGCTGGCTATGAGAGAAGCCAATTATTTGACAGAGTACTTGAAGCAGGACTTAGCAGAATTGGAGTGAACTACAGAGTAGATGGCGACAAAATGGCTGAGCTTCCTAAGAAAGTATCTACAGAAATTGAAAGGAGAACAGATGAGAGAAATTAAATTTGAAGAGTTGTCGGACTACACAGTCCCTGCTAGAGGAGCAATCGACAAGATTTACCTACACTGGACAGCAGGACACTATGGACAATTCTTTGGAGACTACCACTTGAACATCGACGCTGATGGTAGTCTACACAGTGATATGTTTAGCTTTATGGACTTAAAGGCTCACACATGGAGACGCAATAGTCGTGCTATTGGTATTTCTATTTGTAGTTGCTATGGGGCTTCTATAGACGCTAATGGCAATATTGATTATGGCTCAGAGCCTCCTACACAAGACCAATTAGACATGATGGCTAAAGTTGTCGCTAAGTTATGCGTAGAAATCGGTATTTACCCTGAGGGGAACGTATGGACACACGCTGAAGTAGCTGACTTCGATGGCTACGGTTTACACGACAATGATCCTGATATGCGATGGGACTTGTATGGTTTAGGCTGGCAGATTAGACAGAGAGTGAGGGAGTATATCAATGAGTGGAGTTCCTAATAAACACACGCTTAAGAACTGGCTAAAGGTAATCATACCGCTTATCCTTGTGGTTGTCGTAGGCTTCCTAGCGTACCGCTTTAACACTCATGAGGTTCCTGAAGAGCCTACATACACACCTAAGGCTCCTATTCATGTAGAACATGAGAGAAAACAGACGACTACCTTTGAGTACTTACCAAAGGCTGTAGATCCTATTACTGGAATTCGTGAGGATACCGATGTACAATTCACGACTAAACAACAGCCACTTGTAGTCAATGTTAATGGCAAGCGTCATGAGATAGCTACAGACAACGTAAAGGAAGAGCATAAGCTAGACAATGGCAAGCTAGTGGTAACTGAAACACATGAAGCAGTACTAGACCTAAGAGTACCTGAACAACCACACTTTAAGAAAGGGCTTTATGTCGAGACAGACTTTAACAATGATAAGGCAATTACAGCAGGAGCTAGATTGTCGTACCAAACACCTAAGTTTGACGTAGACCTTAAGGCTGACCTTTACAGTCAAAAAGAACATACAAAAAGAACAACACTAACCGCTACTGGTTGGTTCTAACCAATAGCCCTCTATGGATATTCCGTAGGGGGCTTTTTTATATTCCTAAGGAGGCACATTGAGACAAGCACTAATTAAAGGGAGCAAGACAGATGAATGGTACACACCAATGGAAACAGTTAAGACAATGCTTAAAGTATTCCCACCTAAAAGAGGCGACCATATTTGTTTGCCATTCGACACAAAAAAAAGCAATTTCTATAAAGTCATAACCAAGGATTATGATCCACAAGCCATCTATGGAATAAATGACTGGCTAACAGAAGATTATGAATACGACTATCTAATCACTAACCCTCCGTACAGCAATAAAGATGAGATTATTGAACGCTGTATAGAGAGTGGTAAACCATGCGTATTAGTGCTACCTATAGAAAGCCTAGGCGGTGTAAAGCGTCATGCACTCTATAAGAAAACTAATATAGCTATTTATGTACCAACTAAGCGTATCAAGTTTATCAGTGAAGATGGTGAAGATAGTAAAGCACCTGCACACCACAGTATTGTAATGCTCATCAATGCGAAGCGTACAGAGATTATATTTGAGCATGAATTAGAACGCTAAGAAGAACACATGGCGAAAGTAATTAGAACCCAAATGAAAGCTATTAGAGCTAAATGTTTAGATTGTTGCTGTAACGACACTAAAGAAGTCGACAACTGCACTGTAGAAGATTGCCCTTTATGGGACTACAGAATGGGAAAGACACCGAAGGGAGTTGTAAAGGTGAACAAGCTAGACCTTAATGCTACACGAAAGAAAGGGGATAAGTAAATGCTTACTTTACTCAAACAGTTATTAAAAATAAAAGGAAAAGAACTATTTGATATTTATACACTACCCAATGGATCAAAACTCTATGTACCTAAAGGAGAAAGCCTAGTATCAACTACTAAAAATATAAGTGTAAAAATAAAGGAGAATAAATGAATATTAAACCTGAAATTTTAGACCAATTAGCGAAGCTTGAAGTAGACGCACTACTTGAGGGCTTGCAAGATCCTGAGACAAGACTTAACCCATCATTCCTAGAGAAAGTCCGTAGGTTCCTACGAGACAATAAATTAGAGACCACTCCTGAGCTTGCTATTGAAGTCAAGAGGGAGACACATGAAATTCCAGTATTTGACCCACCGAAGCTCATGGAAGAGCACTATGGTGATCACTAATGGAGTGGACTGAAGAACAGATAGCGAAAGCTAAAGCTGACTTTAGGGTATTCATATACATGGTATGGAAGATGATTAGTCTACCTGACCCTACACCTATCCAGTACGACATAGCTCATACACTACAGAACTTACCAAATGACCGCTTTATCATTGAGGGGTTCCGTGGTGTAGCTAAGTCATTCATTACTTGTGCATATGCTGTATGGACACTTTGGAGAGACCCTCAGAAGAAAGTAGAGATTGTCTCCGCCTCTAAAGACCGAGCAGACGCTAATGCTATCTTTATCAAACGTATTATCTATACACTACCATTCTTAGCTCATCTAAAGGCTAGACCAGACCAACGAGACCAACAGAACTTATTTGATGTCGGTCCTGCTGTTCCTGATATTTCTCCTAGTATCAAGTCAGTAGGTATTTCAGGGCAGTTGACAGGTAGTCGTGCAGACTTATTGATTGCCGATGACGTCGAAGTAGCTAACAATAGTGGCACTCAGACACAACGAGACAAGCTCAATGAAGCTGTTAAAGAGTTTGACGCTATCATTAAACCTAAGGGACAAATCGTATACCTAGGTACTCCTCAGAACGAAATGAGCTTGTACAATGAATTGCAACAGCGTGGCTATCGTTGTCGCATATGGACTGTATTGTACCCTGAGAGCTTATCTGAAAGAGAGTTCTATGGAGACCGCTTAGCAAAGATTATAGCTGACAAGTACGATAATAACCCTGAGCTCTACGCTGGGAAGCCTACAGATCCTAGACGATTTGATGAGGAAGAAATTTATAAACGTAGATTGTCTTATGGTAAAGCTGGCTTTGCACTACAGTTTATGCTTAACACTAACCTAAGCGACCAAGAGAAGTACCCATTGAAAGTACAGGACTTGATGATTGCTAACTTGTCGCTTGATGAAGCTAATCTCAAGTGGTACTGGAGTAATGACCGACAACTCCGCATTAATGACTTACCTTGCGTAGCTCTTAAGGGCGACTACTTTTATGAGCCTCAGGGACGCTCTAATGAAGTCTTTGAGTACACAGGTACAGTAATGGCAGTCGACCCATCAGGTAGAGGTAAAGATGAGACCTCCTATGCAGTCGTTAAGTATCTCAATGGCTACCTATTTGTACTTGAAGTAGGCGGTACTAGAGAGGGTTATAGTGATAGTACACTCCGACAACTGGCTAATAAAGCTAAAATCTATGGAGTTAATGAGATTGTCGTAGAGGGCAACTTTGGTGATGGTATGTTTTCACAGCTATTTAAACCAGTGCTTAATGACATACACCCTTGTAGCGTTACTGAAGTAAAGAACTACGCTCAGAAAGAGGCTCGTATCATTGACACCCTTGAGCCAGTCATGATGAGACACAAATTGATTATCCATAAGCAGGTTATCCTTGATGACTACCAAGTCTATGAGAATGCTCCTGCTTACTCTTTGATTTACCAAATGACACGCTTAAGCAGAGACAGAGGAGCACTAGCCCATGATGACCGATTAGACGCTTTATGTATGGCAGTAGCCTACTGGTTAGCAGTCATGGATAGAGACGAAGAAATTGGTATGCAGGAACAGATAGAGGCTAAGCTAGAGCAATGGCTTGACCCTGACAAAGGAATATTCTACAGAGATGAAACGAACCAAATGCGACCAATGGGACGCTCAGAAGCTAAAAGGATAAGCACCTATAATATGCTTAAGAATTACTAATGAGTTCGCAGACGAACACTAACACAAAACTCACCACTAACCCTAAGGAAGTCAGAACGATTTCTTTAGGGTTTTTGTGGCTATTAAGCGTGCATAGAGGTTTATTTTGTCGCCAACAGATTGTCTAAGGTATTTATACCTAAGGAATGACACAAGCCTCTACACACGCACAACAAAAATCGCCATAGAGGCTGATGGTTTATTAAAGACAGAAATAAATAAGAGTACTATAGGTATTCTTTAGTATCTCTATAAACACACCTATATCTCCCTTATAGGAGCCCTCTTATAGCACTCTAAAGTCCTCCTATGTATAACTTATTGTAATACTCTTATGATTATTTCTCAATGTACCCACGAGGTAGAAGAGTATCTTCTAGCTCTCTTTAGTTTTAACTAAAGTCTATCTATTAGACAACTTGAGACATCTATGTCAATAGCTTCTCAAGAAAAACTAATAGGCTTGTTTAGACAATTAATTTAGTTATTAACTCTTAAGACAGCAATAAGAACTTATAGATTTTTTAGTTTTAACTAACGAAGTTTAGCAAACTAAAGTAACTCTATAAGAATACTATTAGATACTCTTAATTACTTCCGAACCATACACCTTTAATGATATACTTAAGGAGTAGTAAAGTACTCTTTAGGTATTCTAAAGAGGTGAACTTAATGACATATTTAGAATACATTAATGAATGGTTAAAGTATAAAGAAAGTGAGTACTCTTATAGCACCTTAAGAACCTATAGAGCACTCATTAAGAAGCACTTTATACCATTCTTTAGAGACACAAAAGTAGAGGACTTAACACGACTACAGTTACAGCATTTCATCAATACACTAAAGACATCACAAAAGGTCTGTATAGCACTGCTTAAGAGAACACTAAAGGAGTTATACTATGACGAACTAACACCTAAGGACTTCTCTACACAGCTAAGGAAGCCACCAAAGGCACACGTTACAAGAACTAAACAAGCACTCACAAGAGAACAAGTAGCCCAGCTATTCGACTACCTGAAGCCTAACTACTGGCACTACTTTATTCGCCTCCTGTTTAACTCAGGACTACGAATAGGGGAAGCACTTGCTTTACAGTGGTGCGATGTCCTTTGGTATACTAAAGAACACACCTTAGTTCCTCAAAGGGAATACCACCAGTGCTCTTATGTAGTGCTAAAGATAACAAAGACATTTGATGAACATATGGGAGCTCTACACGAGCCTAAGACAGCGACAAGTATACGAGACGTAATAGTTACCGATAGAGACACTATAGAGCTCTTGTATAATCAGTGGTCAGCTGTAGGCTTCCCAAAGAACTCTTATGTAGCTCAATCGAAACGCTGTAGTGATCAACCAGTATCAAGAGTAGCTATAAAAAATATCTTTAAGAAAGCTACAGAGGCACTAGGACTGCCATTTCTCTTAACTCCCCATCACGCTAGACTTAACTATACAAGCCACAGTTTAGCCTCAGGAGTTAGCGAAAAGAACTTACAAGCCCAACTAGGGCACAGCTCAACTAATCTAATTCGTAGTGTGTATGGTAAAGCCATTGGCAATCGTTTAGAGGAACTGATAGAACACAAAAGTATCTATTACTTCCGATAA